GCTATCGAAGGTGCACTGCAAGGGACACAAAACCGGATCGCAACAGCACCACAGATGTCCCGTCGTTGGATCAGGCATCAGGCTCCTCCTCGACATACGACGGCGGCACCAGGTACCACCCCTCGGGGATCTCGATTCGATTGCCCGACAGCGTCCACACGCCATCAAGCCGCATCCACACGCGCATCGATGAACTGGGGCCGACGCGCATCGGGCTGTCTTCGGGCACGAACACCGTTCTATTTGCTGCGCATCCACTCCCGTAACCGTGCACCAGCGCGACGCAGACTGTCGCGATCAACATCCGCGTCAACAGCCGTCGCGTCTTTCGACAGTCGCTTATCGAGCCACGCAATAAGTCCGACGGTGATGGTCGCAACGATGCGCTCAAGCACTTGGCGCTTTCGAATCCTTCGCAAAGATGAGGCCGATGCCCGCGAGCACCGCCGCGATCACGACATCCCACTGCGGCATGGTCAACGGGTCAGCGTCAAACATCGCGACGAGCGCGGAACCGACGGCAACGAGAATCGCGCCGACTCCGGCGATGGTTGTCTTGGGTGAACTCATACATCCCTCCATTTTTCAAGCGCGGCGATGCGCGCCTCGAACTGGGCCATGGTTACTTGGAGCCGCGCAATCGCGACCTCCAAAACAGTTAGTTTTGCGGCGAGGACGAGCGTCGCCGACACGATGGTCGCGATGATCGCAATCACGGCGGCGAGTAGCTCGATGGTCATCAGGAGACGGTGTCCCAGTAAAGATTGGTGGCCGCAGTGTTTCCGCGCACCCACATCTTCGACGGATCCACGGGACCGAAATTGATGTAGGTACTAGTAGGCAAGATGTTAACCCTGTTCGCGTTACTCGCAGCGCCACCCGTGCCCGCAGTGCCATCGACAAAATCTCCGATCACATAGTTGGTTGCGCCAATGCAGTAGATCATGATGGGTATCGAGCCGCCAGTCCAAGTAGTTGAAAGTTGGATGAAGCTGGCACTGTTGATGAGTGGTGCCACGCCAATTTGCGTAAATCGTGCCATGTGTTAGTTCCTATGCGATTTGCAGGGCGATGATGCCCGTGCATTTGGTGGATGAAGTCGAACTGGTGAGGTACTGCACGGTGAGGCCGTTTGTTCCGCTCGAAGATGCTTGCAAACTCACGGTCGCGACCGACGCGACAACGATGATGGCGGTGACATTGGGGCAGATGGTCGCGGTGTTGCGCACGCCTGCGGTGCTCGATGAACCGTACTCAGTCGAGGTGAACGGGTCATAGAGTCGGATCGTCAACTCGTGCGAGTTGCTTGTCGTGACCGCCTGACAGAACGCGGTGACCATCCAAGTGCCAGCGGTCAAGTTGAGCGACTTGATGTCGTAGAACGCGTTCGCCGTCGCGAGCAGCGTCGTTGAGGTCGCGTAATCACTGAGCGACGAGTAGGGAACAACCTGCATCACTGAGCCGGTCGTGATCGTGACCGCCTGCACTGTCGGCGTGACGGTGACGGCTTGAACGGTTGGCGTGACGGTCACGGCTTGCACGGTTGGCGTGACAGTGACGGCTTGCACCGTCGGCGCGAGGGTGACGGCTTGCACGGTTGGCGTGACTGTCACGCTCATCGCGTGACCTCTGGCGTGATCGTGTAGGTGCCCTCGAGTATGCGCGTAACGACCGTTCCGCTACTCGACACATACTCGACATCATAGACACCGTTGCTCGGCCCGGTCAGCGCGGTCGTCTGCGTTGCCGTGAGCGAGACGGTAATCGTGCTGTTCGGCAACGAGTACGCAATCGCGGTCGACAAAGTGAACGCCTTATCTGGTGACGCGTGCGTCGTGCGACCTTGACCACGTGCGGTGTAAGTCGTGAGGTCGATGCCGGTGACGGTGATCGCGAGCGAGAAGGTCGCGCCCTGCTCAATGACGATGTCGTAATTGCCAGCCATTAGCAGACTCCGTCGATTGCTTGGGTGTTGATGATGAGGTAGACGACTCCACCGTTCGTCTTGTTGTGCGGCACGCACAGCACGAATGTTCCGACTGGGATGTTCTGCGCAGCGAATCCAACTGGCACATGCGTCTTAAGGATGCCGTACGAGTAGTACCCAGTTTGCGGGCTAGTCAGAACGCCGTTGCTCAACTCGCTGACGCTCAGCGCGTCGTAAGTGAGTCCGCTGTAGCTAGTGTTGGTCGGCGTGTACGGCGATGCACCGCCCACATACGCCTCGCGCACGATGTAGTTGAATCGAGCGTCGCTGCCGGAGATGAGGCTCCACGAAGTGACCTCCATCAACTTCGTGTGGAGTTTCTCGTACTGCGGTGCCTGCGTCGCGACGCGGCGAATGTCCGTCTGGAATCGCTTGGTGTCGATCGCGCTCGATTTCATGTCCAGTACCCCTTCTCGATGAGGTTCTTGAGCACGGCATCGCCAGAGTAGATCGCGTTGAAGTCCGCGCTATCGCGACCGACGCGCTTCCATTTCACCTCGCTCGGTCCCGTCGATCCCAGCGAAGGTCGGCCGTCAGGAGTGCAAGTCGGAACCTGTTCATGATGCGCCCAGAAGTCGTAGAGGAACTCGAAGATCACTTCGTAGTACTCGGTACCAGCGCCCGTCTTGCTGACGGTCACGCCTTCGCAGAGCACGGTTCCAATTGCCGCGCCGAAGAATGCGACTGAGTTCAACTTGCCCATGTAGTTTGCGAGCGTGGTCGCCTGCAGCATTGATGTGACGCTCGAGTCTTGCGTAGCGCGCACGCGGATTGAAATCTGCGGAACGAGCATGTCGATTGCGGTCGAGCCGCCAACGACATTCGTGCCACCGATGTCGGCGCTGGCGTTCGACGCTGGCGGAGGAACCACGCTCCACGCAGTTCGATACACCTTCGTCGTGCGCTGTCGCGCCGTGTACTCGCTCATCGCGGGAAGCTGGTAGAACAGTGTTCCGCTCGAGGTCGGATCGACGAAGTACAGCGTCGAGAAGTGCATGGAAATCTTGACCAACTTGCCCGACACTTGCGACAGGCTGTAACTGCGGCAAACGGCAAACTGTTCCCACGAGCCACCAGCGAGAACACCCCACGCACCTTCGCGAATCGTAAACACGCCTGCAGTGATCATCGCTTCGGCTTCCGCCGTCGGGTCGATGGTCGCGCCGTCAGTGCGGTACACGGTGCAGACGATGTCGATCGTGCTCTCGCTGCCGTACGGGCCAGCGTTCGATGTCTTCGAGGTGATGTCGCGCTGATACGCGCCGAATACTGTGCTCATTTCTGCATCCCCACGAGTTGCGCGAGTTGGCTCGCTAGGCCGCCAAACCACGCTTCCATATCCTCTTTCGCGATCTTCTCGGTGAGGAACTGCTCCTCGATCTGACCCTTGATCGCACGCGCTTCGTCGTTGTTGGTCGTGCCTGCAAGGTCACCCTCGAGCGAAGCAACCATGAATGACTTGCCTGCAAAGAGCGCAGCGACATACGCAACCGACTGCTGCGCGTGCATTGCCAACTGGGAGGTGAATGATCCGCTTGTGTCTTCACCTGGTTGCGGAGCGCTAGCGGCGACCCAAGTCTTGCTCCATGTCATGATTTCGTTCTTCGCATCTTGCGCGGCCTTCTCGAGGCTCGCGAGCCGCTCGAGCAGAACGACATTGGTCGCCATCGTTTGACCGCCGCCAGCGTTGAATGTATCGAGCGCAGCGCCTGCCCCTTTGGTCGATTCCGCGAACATGTCGATGACCGCGTTCGCCGCGAGAAGTCCCGCGGCTGCACCGCCAATTGCCATGCCAAACGGGCCAAGCGCCATCGACATCGCGCCGAGCGGACCACCGCCGAGCATGGCGTTTCCACCTGCAACCAACGACTTTCCCGCCGCGCCCATGCCGCCGCCGCCCATGCCTGATCCGATCTTGCTGACCTTCGCGGCTGACGCAGCAACATCGCGCTCGACCTTAGCAAGCGCTGGGCCGACATCTTTGGTGACGATCGTGATCGGGATCTTGAGATTCGGGATCGCGCTCATGCGGCTGCCTTCCGCGCGTCGGTGATCGCGCTCGCGATTGCGTCGATGAGAAGAGTTTGCACGAGTCCGCGACCGACTCCAGCTGCGCGGAACAGGTAATGGCGAGCGTACTGAGTCTGAAGCGTTCCGCCGCGACCGCGCAGGCCACGCTTCCACCCTCGACCGCCTCCGCTGCTGCCGCCCTTGCTGACGGTCACAGCGCGCTCGGTGATGGTGCGCTTGTGCACCTTGCCGTTGCGCGTCGCGAGAATCGTTTTCTTCGCGCCCTGTCCCGCAGCGACCTGCGTGTTGCGCACGATCACCTTGACGCGCTCAGAGTTGCCGCTGAGGCCGCGAGGCCAGGCGCGCCAGCCGACTTCGAAGAAGTGCGACTTCCATCCGACGAACGGCGAGTAGCGACCGAGGCGCGACTTCGGGTCATTGCGCACCTTCTCCGTCTTGACACCGACACCCGCCCACACGGCGCGCTTGTAACTCTTGACCTTAAGCGTGATCTGTCGGCGCGTGCGCTCACTCGAAGGATGCGTGAACCCCTTCGCGGCGCGCACGACTTGGCGACCCCACTTGCGCAAAGCATCCTTCGCGATGCGGTCGGCCAACTTCTTCTCGAGTGACTGCAGCATTCTGCCGACGCGCTTGAGCGAGGCGGGATCGATCGACGCGACGATGTAACCGCTACCGCTTCGCCTTCCCGGCGAGGTTGTTAAGTTGCTCGCGTATGCCGCGCCAGTTGGGGATTTCGAGCGTCGCATTGATGATCGCTATCGAGATGCTGTCGAGGTCGGTGCTCAGATACTTGACGGCCTCGCGCAGCACCGTGCGCTGGGCCTCACTCAGTCCCGGCCTTCCTCGTAGAGTTGCTCGCACCGCTTGCCGATTTCGATGATGAGCGACGCGTCCATTGAGAGCGCGTCGTCGATGCTGCCGAGCACGGGACAACCGTCCTGATAGAGATGAGTGAACGCGAGGAACGCGTAGATGTGGTGCGGTCGATCCTTGCTGACCTGCAGCAACTCGAGCAGGTCGAGCGCGCTGGGTCGGCGCAGCGTGCACGGAACACCACCGAGCGCGTACGGGACATGCTTGAGCGTGAGGATGTCGCGGATGCTGCTCATGCTACGGTGATCGCGCCAGTAAATTGGAGGTTGATTGATGCGCGCACGACTTGACCAGCGGTCGCGGTGATGTCGTAGCCAGTGACATAAGCGTTGCCGGTGACGGTGGTGCCACTGGTAAGCGTGAGTACACCCGCAGCCGCTGCAGCAGCCGTTCCGACATTGGTGCACATTGCGAGATGATTCGTGCTCGCTTCGTCAAAGAAGATATCGAGGCTGGCGGTTCCGCCCATGACTCCCGCGATGAATGTATCGACGGTGTCACCGATGCCAGTGATGAGTTGAGCCGGCCGCGATGTCGAGACGCTCGCGGTGCCGACAGCCGCGACCGTTGTACCCGCAAACGAGAATGATGAGAGTGCAGAGTTGAGAGCCATGGTGTGATCCTAGTGGTAGTAGATGTCGATCTCGCAAGCCAACTCGGCTGGCATCTGCTCATCGCCGTCGCCAGCTGCGGCGGGTTCAACGGTGTGCCCGTTCCAAATGACATTCTCGAATACGAGCGTCGAGAAGGTCCCCGCAATGCACGCGGCCTGCACCGCAGCCAACAGGTCAAGCGTCTCTTGCGTGGTCAGCGCGATGATGCGGATCGTTGCGGACACCATCAGCAGCGGAGACGCGCCGATAGATTGCACTTCTTCCTGCGTCACCTCGTAGGTGATCGCGGGTAGCGCCGTGTCCTGCAGGCGAAAGCCGTGCGTGATGTTCGCGTCGGCGACTCCGACAGTCGCAAGCAGCATCGTGCGGACCGAGGTTTCAATGCATACGGTCGGCATCAGTTCACCTCAGTGCATTGGATGATGGCGACGCGGTCGGCCTCGTCGAGGTTCTGAATGTATTGGATCTTCAGCGTGCGGTTGCGAATGACGAGGCGATCGACCTCGGTCAGTCCCGCGCCCTGCACTGCTTGCCATCGTGCGCGCACCTGCACGCTGCGCACGACTGCAACGCCATCGCCGTAGCCTTGCTCGCTCGCGCTGTCCTCGCGCATGTCGGCACGGAAGGTCGCGCCAGTTGTCCATGTGGTGCCGCGCATACCGAGCGAGTCGAGCGTGCTCGAGGGGGTTTGCACCGTTGCGACATGCTTGAGGCGGCCACCGCTAATCATCGGAGGTTGCTCCGTGTGCTGATGTTCGACAAGATGTATTCGACGGAGAGCGGAACGGTCTGCAGGCTGATGGGCTGCACACTCTCGGGGTTGTTGTACCAGCCGCCCACCAGCGCGATGATCGCGTGCGTAAGTTCGTTCGGGACGCTCAAGTAACCCGCCGAGTATGTCACGGTGATCGCGGTCCCCTCGTAGATGCCGGGCTTGTCAAGGAACCGCAGCACGGGGATCGGCCCGTCGGTGAGGTCAACCCAGTAGTCGGTCGCTGGCATCGTCGTGGTCGTGTTGGTGCCGTCCTTGTACACGACGCTCGTGAACGACGAGTACGGATACGCGGAGAGCATCGTGTCGTCGAACTTCGCGAGGTACTGCGTTGATGTCTGCGGCGACAGCAGCAACTGCGTGCGACGCTCAACCAATGAGATAGCCGCCTCGCGAAGACGAACGATGTCAGTGTCATCGTCGTCGTAGTCGATCTTGAGGGCCGACTTGATGGTTGAGAGTGGCACTGTCATAAAGGTGCCGCGCGCCTTCCGACGCGCAGCACCCGGGAAAAGAAAAGGTCAGGCATCGTTCAGCGCGTAGATCGTTGCAAATGCTTCCGGCATGATGATCTTGCTATCCGTGCGGAACCATGTGTACAGCGTCTGCTGCAAGTTGGCTGCCGCCGAGTACGGATCGAGCATCGAGTCGATGCCAGTGCGATCAAAGATCGAGAAGTAGTCCCAGTTGCCGACGATGAAGTAGGCCTTACCACGAAGATTAGCGCTTGTGGTTGCGGCTTCAGTAGTCGCGACATACTCGCCGACGTTGTAATTCACCCCGTAGATGGTTCCCGGCAGACCAACGACATTAGTCCCCGGCATCGCTTGCGCTGGCGAGAAGACATAGTAGCCGGCGGTGTCCTTCAACTTGCGGATGTTGCGCAGCGCGGTGTCGCTCAGCAGAATCTGGAACCGAGGCGAAGCGCGATACTGCGGCGGAACGGCGTGCACGCAGTCGATGACATTGTCGGCGGTGATAGCGCTAATCAATGCGTTTTCCGCAAGCGCGACACCCTGATTAATGATGCGGCCAGAGTTGGTCGATGCCCACAAGGTCGATGCAGTCGCGCCGATGCCTTGCGGCTGCGCGGAACCAGTACCAACGGTGTACGCCGAGTCGGTTGCACGAGCGATCGCGATGCCGAGTCGGTCAGCGACATACGACAGCGCGGTATCGGGACCGCCTGCAGCCATCGCGTCCTGCACAAACTCGACGCTCATCTTGCACGCGGAGACATACTTGTATGGAACGACCGAGACAGCGTCGAAGGTGAAGTCAGTTGGAGTGATCGTGTTTGCTTCCGTGATGAGCGAAGCGGTCGGGACAGTCGCCTCGACCGTGATCGTGCGCTTGCTGTCGATCGTCTGCACATTCGCGATCTGACGCAGCACGCTGTTCTGATACATCTTTCCGATGATGCGTCGCTCCATGTCGGTCGGGACTGGCGCGTTGGTCGTGCTGGTCGCCATGGCGCGGAGTTCGCCTTGGTCGTTGGTGATCATGGCCTTCAACCAACGCGCCGAGTACTCGGGAGTGCTCGGGTCGCTTGCTGCGCCAGAGATGCGACCATTGCCAGCGCGGCTCTCCAGCTGCGGGGTCTTCTCAAGGCGAGCAAGACGCGCCTCAAGTTCAGCGCGTGCGCTCTGCGCGCTGCGCTCGATGGCGGTCATGTCCGCATCCATGCGGTCAAACTTCTGCTTCTCTTCGCCGCTGCCGCGCTCGTCAACGGCTTGCGGTGCGAGGCCGGTGCGCTTCTGGAAGCGCTCGAGCGACTTGCGGTATTCGTGGTTGATGCTGTTCAGTTCGTCGATGTCAGACATGGTTCATCCTTTGAAGATGGAGTTCGAGCCGTGCGATGACGGCTGCGTCTAGTGCTGCGTCAACATGGCGCAGGCTCGAAGTGGTTTGGGGGTAAGCGGCATCCTGCACAAGGGACACCTCGACGAGCGTCGCGGCGTTCACCGTGCGCTCCGTGCGATCTTTGCTCCATGTGTCGCGAGTCACAAAGAATCCGAATGACATCGCGCCAGTGAGGTCGCCGCGCTGCAGCAGTTCGCGCACATCGTTGCCGAGCGTCGTCTCGGGAAGCGTCGCGGTGTAGTGCAGACCATCGGCTCGCGAGTCGAGTTTGAGCGTGCCCGACTGCGTGCGAGCCAATGGCATCGACGCATCGTGGTTGTAATAAAGTTTCACATCGCCGACCGTGCCGAATGCACCCGGTGCGATTCGCTCGGTGAATGCGCGCCCTTGCTCTCTGATTAGTCGCGAGGGCTGGCCATAAACAGCGGCGATGCCCGTGAGGGTGCGACCCTCGACAGCAGGCGACGATGTGAAGTCACGGCGTGAAATCATTTGGGGTTCCTGCCTCTCCGCTCGTGTCGGTGCCGAGGTTGGTTTTGCCGCCACCGGTCCCCATGTTGAGCGCGACGACTGGCGCATCGAGGCCGGGCAGTGGCATCAAGTCGAGTTCTTCGCGCGCTTCGTTCCTCGTCATGAAGCCCGCTTCGACAGCAGTGCGCAGCGACGACATCGTCTCGGCGATGCCAGGGCGCACGAGTTCATCGGTGTCCCAGTAAACGCTGTCGTATGCGTTCTGCAGTTTCGCGGTGATCTCGCTTGACCAGCAGTGCAGCCACTGCGTGAGACACGCATCGACATACATGCGCGACAGCCACTCGAGCGTCCCGTATGACGGGCCCGCGTTCTCGCTGAGGTACGACATCGGTACGCCGTAGATGCGCGAGACATCCGCAACGCTGTACTGTCGAGCGGTCGCGAGTCCTGCATCATCGAGCGTTGAACTGATGCGCTCGATGCGCATCCCCTCGGCGAGCACGAGCGGCTTGCCAGTGTTGGCTGTGCCAGCGTGCTTGGCCTCGTAGTCGGCCATGATGCGCTGTCGCGCCTCGAGCGAGAGCGGACCCGGGTGGACGAGCGCGATCTTTGGATTGCCTGCGTTCGAGTACGCCTTGAGCGCCATCTCTTCCTGCGCTGCAAGCAGCTGGATCGATGTGCGGCAAAGGTTGATTGGCGACTCGCCCCACAGTCCACTGGTCGATGGTGCGCGAAGATGAAACACCTGCGACGCGGTGAGCGCGCCGTACGCCATCGTGCGATAGATCGGTACGCCAGTCGTAAGGTCGAGCGTCACCGTGTCGGGCTGCAAGAGAATCAACTCGAGCAGTTCACCGCCGACGCTGCGATTGATCGCGGCAAACGCGTTGCCGTAGAGCAGCACCTGCATCGTCATTGCGCGACGGAACTCGAACGCGCTCATGTATGGAGATGGCGATGCGAGCAGCGAATCCGCGCCCGTGTCGCTGACCTCGAGCGCGACGCGTGCGATGTCGTTGGCGATCAGCGTGACGGCGCGATACACGGGCGTATAGCGGATCGCATTCGACGGTCCAACGAACGGCAGCGAGCCACCACCTTGATCGATGATGGTCGAGGTGAACGGCCCGACGAACATGCGTTGCAGTAATCCCCGCAGCATGTGCACATCGTTGCGGGTACTAACACATCAAGGTTGCGCGTAACTTAGGTTTGTTCGTAGCACGAAGCCTGCTTGCCACCCCATGTATGCATGGCGATGATGCTCGCAACGAGCGGGTCGAGGATGCAATAGTTGCGACTCTTCACGGGTCGCACATTGCCGTTGCGATCCTGCTGAGCCTGCGCCTCGGCGCACGAGCGGCGCAGAATCGGGTCGTCGCCAATGATGAGTTTTCCGCCAGCCCAGAGGTTCTGCCACAGTTGGCAACCTGGTCCGAAGGTCGAAATTCCCATGCGGTACGCGGTCATCGGGATCCCGTCGGCTTCGCAGACCTCGACGAGGTACTTGCTGCCCCATGCGTCGTACCCCACAACCCTCAGATCGAACTCATCGCGCAGGGTATTGAGGCACGCGCGCACGCTCTCGTAGTCGATCTCGCGGCCCGGCGTGAGCGTGATCTTTCGTTCGCTGGCCCAAGTTCTGATCGGCATTCGGTAATCGAGTTCGCGCTTCTGGACATCGTGCGTCGGCCACCAGTAATGCCCTCGCAATGCAACGGTGCCATCGTCGAGCGGAACGGCCACGACCATCGCCGTCATGTCGAGCGACTTGCTCAAGTCGAGGCCGACCCACGCCGGCCGACCCTTCAACGCGGCCCAGTCGATGACCTTTCCGCCCGGCCAAAGACCCATGTCGAGCCACCCGCCAGTGTTCTCGTCGAGTCTCGCGGCGTGGTAGCGGCTGAATTCCGAGCGCCCCATAGGGCTGCGCTTCATGGTCGTCCAGCTTCGGGCGAGCGCGGTGCGGTCTGGTTGACCGTGAATCATGCCGGGGTTCGCCTTCGGCCACGCGCCGACATCGTCGAGCGCGTCGGCGGGATCGAGTCCGTACAGCGCGGCGAAGATCGAATCGTCTTCCGTTTCGCCTTGGAGAATGGACTCGGCGCTGCTTACCAACTCGCCGTAGATGTTCTCGGGGTTGCTTCCTGGCGTGGTGATGACCACCCCGAGCGACTCTTTGCGCTTGCTGCCAGTGGTCAAAAGTTTGGTGAGGAATCTACCCTTGAATTCCGCCGCCTCGTCAGCGATCCACATCGATGGATTGAGGCCGTCAAGCGCACGCTCGAGCGCGGGTAGACCAGTCATCATGCAGTCCTCCGCCTTGCGTTCGATGCGATCCCAGAGCACCGAAACACCTGGGCGCGCTTGCCGGCGGATCATCGTGCGCGCCGTGTCGAGACAGATCGCCGCCTGCTCCTCGTTGTTCGCGAGCACATGCACGCGCTTGCCGTCGCCAGAGAACAGGTCCCACAATGCAAGGCCCGCCATCAGCGTCGTCTTGCCGTTGCCTCGAGCGACCTGCACGATGCCGAGGCGCGTGCGTCGGCGCTTGTCGCTGGCGTAATGCCATCCCCACAAGTTCGCGATCACCCACAGTTGCCACGGGTGAAGTTCGAAAGCGGTGCCGCTGTCGTCGCCAACGAGGCTGAGCGTTCGGAAATGGTCGTCGATCGCATCGACCACCGCCCAGTCCATGCGCAGGTCTTCGCGCTCGAGGTCAGCACGCCAGCGACGCATCGCCGCGTATATCCAACGACCGCAAACCACGCGACCAGTTTCAACACCAGTGGCGTACGACTCGACTTTCTTCTCTGCGTCCATGCGTGGATCGTCGCAGATCGGCGCAGGACAGTCCAATTTCGCGCCAATTGCCGTAGGTGAATTTTTTCCATG